GATGCGGCGGCTCGCATAATGCAGCCCGCCAGATCTTTAAAGCCTGAGCACGGCGATCTTATCCTCTTTCGAATGAAGCCTCGAGGTTCTTGCCGGCATGTCGGTATATTTGCTTCTGACCCTAATGGGCATGACAGCTTCATCCACACATATTCCCTCCACGGTGTCGTTGAGTCCGCCTTTACCGAGGCTTGGGCGCGTCGCCTTGGGGGGGTCTACAAAATTCCCGCCAGGAGTTCATAATGGCAACTTTAGTACTTTCAGCAGCTGGTGCCGCTATTGGCGGATCCATCGGCGGCACGGTTTGTTTCTCAAATTTTTGGACAAATGAGAACGTCTGGGCACGTCATTTGGTCTAGTAATTTTCTTGAAAGGAAAGCGTCAGAAACGACGGGGAGTAAGAACAACAAGACCACTGTGGTCTCATATTCCTATTCGGTTTCGATCGCTTTGGCCGTTTGCGAAGGGGAGATTTCAAGGCTCGGACGGGTTTGGGCGGATGGAACGGAAATTTCACTCGAGAACACAACCTGGCGTCTATACACTGGTGCAGACGACCAAATGCCGGATCCTTTGATTTCTGCGATTGAGGGAGCCGAGAATGCGCCTGCCTATCGCGGGACCGCCTATGTCGTTTTTGAAAATCTCGAGTTAGCTCCATTTGGTAACCGCATACCTCAATTCAATTTTGAGGTTGTCCGTCGTGTTAAGGAGGTGGAGCCTAATCCGTTGGTGGATCCCTTTGATACTTTGAATGCGGTTGCATTGATTCCGGGCACTGGCGAGTACTCGCTTTCAACCACACCGGTGCGTTACGAGTTTGATAAAGGCATTTCCCGATCCGCGAACCAGAATAACAGTTCCGGTCAGACCGATTTTGTCTACTCGATGGATCAATTGGCGTCTGACCTCCCGAAAGTTGACTCGGTTTCAATGGTGGTGAGCTGGTTTGGAAACGATCTGAGATGTGGATCATGCGAGCTTCGTCCGCTTGTTGAGCAGAATGATACCGATGGAGATACCATTGCCTGGAGGGTGTCTGGAGAGACAAGGACATCCGCTCAGACAGTTGGACGCATCGATGGTAATTCAGTCTTTGGGGGAACCACGTCTGATGCCTCGGTTTTGGAAGCCATTTCCAAGATGAAGTCTGATGGCTTGGAGGTAATGTTCTACCCGTTCATTTTGATGGATATCGGTCCGGGAAATTCTCTTCCTGATCCCTCGTCGGGTCTGAATGGTCAGCCGGTCTTTCCTTGGAGGGGTCGTATCACTTTGGACATTGCTCCTGAAAGAGTGGGTAGTCCTGACAAGACTGTCGTTGCTGAAAATCAGGTGAAACAGTTTTTTGGAAACGCACAGCCATCTGACTTCACTCCGAATGGGGACACCGTCGACTACTCCGGTCCATCTGATTGGGGTTATCGCCGTTTTATTCTCCATTATGCGCATTTATGTGCCATGGCAGGGGGAATAGACTCTTTCATTATCGGCTCGGAGTTGAAGGGG